AGCAGAGAGGTAATCGTCCGGACTTGGCATATCCATGCCTTCCAGCTCTACGCCGTCACCGATGTCGTCAACATCGAAGTCGGTCATGTCTTCTGTGAAGTCCGGCAGCTCCATACGCTTTGCAGGTGCGCCTTTCATTATTTTGTCGGCGAGGGCGTCCGGTTTGGAGCCAGCTTTGACACGCCGCCCGCCGCGATAGGTTCCGTCTTTCGCCATGTCGATCACTTCCATTTCTGTGGTGCAGGGTTTAATACCCTGTTTGAATTGCAATTTTTGCGTAAAAGACCCCGCGCCGTTTTCCGGGGAAAAGGGTCGTAGAGATTTTGACCGCCCTACCGGTCACCACGTTCACGGTGAATTTTCTCGTGGCACGAGCGACAAAGGCTCATCAGGTTCGACTCTTCATTTGTTCCACCCTCGGAGAGAGGAGTGATGTGGTGGACTTCTTCAACAGCAACGTAGCGTCCTTCCTTCAGGCATCGCTCGCAGAGAGGATGCTTGTGGACGTAGCGGTCACGGATTCGTTTCCAAGCCCTGCCGTAACGCTTGCCGGTGGAGTAGCCACGCTGGAACTTCTCGTAGTGTTGTTCCATGACCTTGGTGTGCTCCTCGCAGTAAACACCGTCGGTCAGGTTCGGGCAGCCGGGAAATCGGCACGGTCTTTGTGGTTTCCTTGGCATCAGCCGCGCCTCCTTTCTGGGCATAAAGAAAGCCCTGCAGGATAATCCCGCAAGGCTTGTGGACTGCGCGTGCAGCCGTTTCTTTATTCTGTTCGCTGATTATATACTATCATATTGGGCGGGTGGACATCTTAGGACAAAGCAGGACATTTCGGGCGCATTTCAAATGATAATCGGATCATCCGGAAGCGTCACATGAAGGAGCGCCTTGCCGTGCCAGCGACGAATGGTGCGGGCATCTGCACAGAGTTCCATTCCAATCTGCTCCCAAGTATAGTTGTGGATGTACCGGTACTTGAGTACCATGCGCTCGTCGGTATCAGGAACTGCCTCAATGACCTCTCGTATCTGTTTCTTAAGGTCTGATAGCATTTCCAGCTCACCGGCGATTTTCTTTTCCAGAGTCCACAGCTTCTCAAGCGTTCGGACAAAGGGTGCTTCCGTATTTCGGGAAGTCTGCACGCGGTCTTTATCATATTGGATAGCCGACACGCTACCCGCCATCTCACGCAGGTTTTGTGCTTCCATTGTGTCGGACTTGATTCTCTGATCAAGGCGGTAGGCCTGATGGAGATATTCTTTTACTGTCATTTGGCTTTCGCCTCCTCTCGTAGTTTGTTTATGAGATACTCACCGTCCACGCTTGTCAGGGCTTTGTACCAGCAGGAGCGGAAGAACCGTTCACACTCCATTGCATCCGACATGGCGGCTTGATTACCGGGCTTCTTTTTCAGGCGCTTCAGGGCGTCCCGGTAATCCTTCACTGCCTGCAGCACGATGGCATTGGCGAGATTTTCATAAGGATCGGTCATCACACCACCTCAAGATCAGCCTTGACCGCGTCAATCAGTGCGGTCTGCGTCATCTCTTTCTTGGATAGCGCCTTTACAATCCTTTCGTCGATGGTGCCCTTGGTAATAATGTGCTGGATCACCACAGTGCCGGATTTTTGACCTTGCCGCCAGAGACGGGCATTGGTCTGTTGATATAATTCCAGCGACCACGTAAGACCGAACCACACAAGGGTGGAGCCTCCGGCCTGAAGGTTCAAACCGTGACCGGCAGAGGCCGGATGGATGACTGCTACAGGAATCTTTCCCGCATTCCAGTCAGCAATATCTCGGCTGGTCTTGATCTCCCGAACATTGAAGCGGTTCTTGATGCGGCTTAGGTCATGTCGGAACCAGTAGGCCACAAGAAGCGGTTTTTCATTGGCGGCCTCGATAATATCCTCCAAAGCGTCCAGCTTCCTATCGTGGAACTCGATGACCTCACCGGTATCGGCATAAATGGCACCATTTGCGAGCTGTGAGAGCTTGCCCGTAAGCGATGCGGCATTGGCAGCAGTCACTTCACCATCGGGGAGCTGCAATATGAGCTCCTGTTTCAAATCTTCATAACGGCTGCGCTCAGTGTCGGAAAGCTGCACTTCATATTCTGTTGAAACCAGCTCCGGCATCTTCAGATGGTCGGTAGATTTCATGGAAATCGTGATATCCGAGATCCTCCGATAGATGGCATCCTCCGCATAGGGCAACGGCTTATAGGAGTAGATGATCTCGCCGTTTCTCTTGTCCGGCATGAAGTAATTCGTCCGGTACTGCGTGATAAAGCGTCCGAGGCGCTCACCCATATCCAGAACCTTAAACTCTGCCCACAGATCCATAAGACCGTTGGAAGAAGGCGTGCCGGTAAGCCCGATAATGCGATGGAGCTTCGGTCTCACTTTCATCAGGGACTTGAAGCGCTTAGCCTTGTGGTTTTTGAAGGATGAGAGCTCGTCGATGATCACCATATCGAAGTCGAAGGGAAAACCGGACTCGTCAATGAGCCACTGCAGGTTCTCGCGGTTGATGATCGTGATATCCGCTTGCTGCATAAGGGCTGCCTTCCGTTCCTTTGGCGTCCCGACTGCGACCGCATAGGTCAGACCGCTAAGGTGCTCCCATTTCTGGATCTCCGCTGGCCATGTGTCGCGGGCGACTCGTAAGGGCGCGACCACCAGAACGCGGTGGACTTCAAAGCTGTCAAACAAGAGGTCGTTTACTGCCGTCAGGCTGATGATCGTCTTGCCGAGTCCCATATCCAGCAGGACTGCGGCCACAGGGTGCTTTTCGATATAGCGGATGGCATAGTCCTGATAATCATGTGGATTGAAGTTCATCGATCATCCCTCCAATCTGCTCCGGATCGTCAATGACATAGACCGGAAAACCCAGCTCCCGCAGCAGCCTGTGGCGTGAGAGCTGGAGCGGGCGTGGCTTTTTGCCGGGAGCCTTCAGCTCTGCAAAACCGATATGGCCGTCAGGGAGTAAGATCAGGCGGTCGGGCATTCCTGCGAAAGAGGGACACACCAGCTTAAGTGCAATGCCACCATGCTTTTTAACCGTCATAGTTAACTTGTTTTCTATCTGTTTTTCTATCATTGCAAACCTCCGTCAGGCGTTAATTTCAGGGGATGTGCAAGGTGTATCAATGGTATTTACCAAACTTTTTCTTAGAGCTATTTTTTAAGGCCTAAGAGAGTTTTTATATAAGACCTTGATACACCTTGTCATAGTCCCGGATTACTGCAGAAAATCTTCCTCTGCACCAGTGTCCTCATGAATCTTTAAGCCCTTGAAATAGCGCTTCCGATTCAGTGTCAGCCGTTCGAATCCGGCTTTCTCCAGCGCAAAGTAAAAATCTGCCGTGCTGCGCACATACTCATTGCAGTCCAGCGAGTAGTTGCGGTACGCCTGATAGAGCGCCGAGGAGCTTTCCTTAAAGGACTCATCTACATCGCACTTCTCGTCCAGAAAATGGCCGAACCAGTCGTTCTGGCTGCGATATTCATCGATGGCCTTTGTCACGCAGTCCGGTACCGGAATCTGGTAGTCCAGCGCGATGACCTTTTTGGCTCCTTCGATGATCCATGCCAGAATGCTTTCACCGGCATTTTCATATAGGTACTCGCCGTAATTTTTGATGTCGGCCTTGCCCTCGATCTTGGCGTTGAACGGGATCACGATAAGCCTGCGCCAGATACCGTCATCGGAGGCAGAGACGCGAGGCAGGTGGTTCGTATATAGCACCAGCGTATGGCAGGGCTTGAAGGAAAACGGGTCTTTATACTTTTTCTCCGCAAACACATCATCCGTAGAGCAGAGCTGCTTGACGGTAGAGTCATTGAGACGTGCGCCTTCCTGCATTTCGGCAGCGATCAGCAGGCGTTTGCCCTTGACCTCAGCCATTTCCGGCTTGATGTTCCTGCGGCAGCCGACGGTCAGGGTATCTGCGGATATATTTCCGCTGTAGAGTCCAAGCACGCGGGAGATGGCATTCCAGAAGGTGGATTTGCCGTTGCGTCCATCGCCGTATGCAATGATGAGTGCCTCCACAAAAACCTTCCCGATTGCAGCAAGGCCGCAGATCATCTGTACATAGTCGATAAGCTGCTGATCCTTTTGAAAAATCAGATCCAGATTATCCTGCCAGAGCTGCGCTCCTTTACAGCCGGGTGACACGGACGTGATTTTTGTAATAAAGTCATCTGCAGAATGTTCGCGGGCTCCGGTCATGCCTTTTCTAAGGTCGTAGGTCGCCTCCGGTGTGCAGAGCAGGAAGCAGTCTGCGTCCAAGTCTCTTGGCGAGATTTCCAGCATAGGGTGCGTCTCTTTGAGGGTAGATGTAATGTTTTTGGAGTCGCGTCTGCGGACGGCAAAGCTCTGGTAGGCCTTGGCGGCAAGGAACTCCTGATATGCCTCCATCTGCTCGTCGCTCATCAGTTGTTCAGCTTTGGCCTTGGATGTGTTATCGAGGATTTCCTGCGCACCACAGTTTTTGAGCTTCTGCAGAGCCTCCATCATATTTCGATTGGCTTCTGCGAGCTGCCTGCGGGTGAGTTCATGAGCGACGGCCTGAGCGCCGGGCTCTGTTTCCTGCCAGTAGTGGTCACTGTATCGGATAAAGTGGGTAGCCGGTGAATAGCGCAGCTCGTTTGCAAAATACTTTGAGAGCACCTCGGCCTGCCCGACGTCGGAAAAGTCCTCCGGCTTATAGCTGTTCTCGTCGTTATAGACTTCCGGAGGGACATATCCGTCCTCACGGCTGATCTTGGAATAAAAGCGCTGGGCGCTGTGCCAGATTGTACTAAGCTCGCTGTTATCCAGAGGTGGCACGCAGCTCGCGGACTTTTCCAGAAAACTTTGGTAGGCCTTTTCCGTATCGCCGTATTTCTTTATGACGATACCGGCAAAGCGGGACATGGTAGCGTTACGGCTTCCTTCCGGGATCACGACATCTTTTTCATGCCCGCCGGGCAGGTCTGCATCGAACTCATCGTCATTCAAAAATTCTGTGAGGTTCATGCGACCGGGATAGAGCTCTACATTCGGCTCCTGTGTTCCGAAGAAGAAGCGAGCAGCATCCAGTGCCTTCGTATCGAAATACGGGAATATGGAATTGACCAGCTTCTTCATATCGCTATAGAGGGCGGCATCCGTCACCCGGTCGATGGGAAAGAGCACGTGGAACTTTGGCCTTGCCGGTTTGCCGTTTTTCTCGCGCTGATTAAAACGGCTGTAATGGATGGCGAGGCTTACTCCCGGAAATGCCTCCAGCACGTCTGCCGGTGTGATCCAGTCTTTCGGATCTTCGGAATGGTCGTTATCACAGTCCACGGGAAGACAGTCAGCGGAGAGAAAGTTGTCGCTGTTGCGGTAGTGATTTTTGTACTCCGCGCACACATAGTCGTGCCCGACTGCGTCTCTCATGCTGTCCGAGTCCATGACAACGGTCTTATGCGGATAGGAGCAGTTTCCGGGATTGCCGATAAAATCGGCGCTATACAGGGTAAACATCAGTCATACACCTCCTCCGATTCTTCCTCCAGCACCTTCGTGATAAATTTCAGGGCGCGGATCATGGTTTCCAGTTCGCAGTCGCCGCCGAGGGTAACTTCAAAACCGTTGCAGCCGAATCTGTCCATAAAAGGCGTGACATGGATATCTGTGCTGGCTTCATCGGAAATGCGGAAATAGGTGCGTCCGCCGTGGCCGGTGTCGCCACCTTTGTAACCGGTTGTCCCGGCTTCGACCTGCAGGATATTGGCACTTACTACATCGCGGGTGTAGGTCGTGATCTCAGTGCCATCGAAAAGCTCTCTGCGATTTTCTTTAATTTCATACATAGCGTTAAACCTCCTGACATTCTTCTGTGAAATAGCGCAAGTGATAGCCCTTCCACTTGGCACGTTTGATTTCTGATTCCATACCGGATGAGATGCGGCTACCGAATACCCAGACCTCAGCACACTTGCTCATGAGGGCATTCCCGAAGAAAAGACCAAGCTCACGTTCATCCGGATTGTCATCATCAAGGAACTGCGGAAATAGCAGATGCGGTGCGATAGGGATATATCCCTTGTCCACGGCAAAGCGGCTGTAGCGTCTGGCATTGGCTACGTTTGCCTCCACATCTCCGGAAAACGGAGAGCAGATGTAGACGATAGGCCGGAAAGCACGAAGGGACTGCTTTTCATTTGCAGCAATCCGGGAGAGTGCTTCACCTGCAGTTGGGTCAGGATAGCCTTCGCTGTTGCGATAATCGTTGTTCACTCAAAAGTCCTCCTTTCCGGGCAGACTTAAAGGCGTCCACCTCCAATTTCCACTGGAGATGAACGCCTGATTTGAGCGGACGGTTTTTAATCTTTTTTGTAAAAGGGCGTGACGTAACCGTCGGCGCGGAGCTTCAGGCCTTTTGCCCACGGCGGAGTCCTGCCCATCTGTTCACAGAGAACGTCAAGAGACATGCGAGGGTCTGCTTCGATGACCAGCTCGTCATGGATATGCATGACGATGGAGCAGCAGCGCAGCGTCTTCATGGCATAGCAGAGAATGTCGCGGGAGGTTGCCTGCACGATATTTTCCACAAATTTCGGCCCGTATGAATCGAGCCGTTCCCATTTTTTCGTACTGCCGATGCCCTCATAGGTGATACACTCGCCTCCGAATTTATTCGTTCCGACCTTTGGCTTTACGTAGGCGAGGTTCCGTCCGGAGGGCAGTGTAATAAAAAGCATCCCGGAACGGCAGGAGAAGGTAAGTCCGTAGCTGCTGGTTGTGTGTTTGTACTTCACAGCTTCCATAACAGCGCGGTCGACATCCCACCAGAATTTCACGATGTTGGGATTTGTCTGCCGCCATGCATCTACCAGCGGAGGAAGCTCATCTTCGGAAAGTCCCATCTCAATAGCTCCCATTGCCTTTAAGGCACCGACCGAGCCTCCGTAGCCGAGCGCGAGTTCCGCGATTTTGCCTTTTTGGCGCAGGTGGCCGTTGATGCCATGCTTCTCAACCGGAACATGGAACATCTGACTGGCGCTGGCGCAGTAGATGTCACCTCCGGTTTCAAAGACTTTTTGACGCCACGTCTCACCGGCATACCACGCGATGACTCTTGCTTCGATGGCGCTGAAGTCGGAAACATAAAACTGCGTACCGTCCTTCGGGATGAATGCTGTACGGATCAGTTGGGAGAGGGTGTCCGGGACATCCTCATATAGAAGCTTCACGGCATCGAAGTTGCCGGATTTTACAAGGGCACGAGCATCGGCCAGATCCGGGAGATGATTTTGCGGGAGGTTTTGTAATTGTATAAGCCTGCCTGCCCAGCGACCGGTACGATTGGCTCCGTAAAAGGCAAACATGCCGCGAGCCCTGCCGTCATCACAGACTGCACGCTCCATCGTCTGATATTTCCTGACAGAAGATTTTGCAAGCTGCTGTCGAAGTTCCAGAACGGCTTGAAGTTCGGGTGGAGCGGTTTTGATAAGCTCTGCCACGACTTTCTTTCCAAGGCTGTCAGTTTCGAGTCCGTTATCGGAGAGCCACTGTTTCATTTGCTGGACGGAGTTTGGATTATCAAGTGCTGTCATATCTTTCATAGCAGCAGTCAGTTCTGACCGGGAGCGGGAGTCCATTTCGATGGCTTCTTTTACCAGATCCATATCGAGCCGGACACCTCTGTCGTTGATTTCCTGATCGATGTGGTATTCATCCCAGACCGCCTCCGGCACAGGGAATTTGGCAAGACGATCCTTAATGCCGATCTCGGTCTCTACATCTCTGATATTATATTTTTTGAAGGTCTCCCACTTGTTCGGTGCATGGAAAGGGTGGTTCCTTGTGCGACCGCCGTTTGTTTTCGTCGGAGCACAGGGCACGGAGAAGTATTTGATCAGGTCTTTTCCCTCCGTGAGTTTCTGTTTTTCAAGACCGAGGACGGCACCGACGCCTTCCAGAGAAAGCGGCAGTCCCATTGTTGCCGCCCAGACCATAGAGCAGCGCCAGCTTTCCGGATTTAAGAAGCGTGCGAATTCGGTCGAGAGAGGGTGGTTATCGTGGAAGGGATCAAGGCTTACTCCAAGATCGCGGAGATATCGGGATAAGCACACCCGTTCAAAATTTGCATTGAAAGCCCATTTGATTACAGTATCATCAGTCAAGGCTTCTATGATTTCCTGCGGCAGACGTTCTCCCTGTGCAAGGTCAATGACCGTCACCTCGGAGCCGTCGGAGCTGTAGCCGAACAGCAGTATCTCAAAATCCGGTGACTCGGCATATTTATATACGCCACATTTGGATAGGTTCACGTCGCTGTAGGTTTCGATATCAATACTGAGTGTTTGCATAGATTTTCACCTCAATTCAAACAAGCGGCTTAAGATCACTCCTAAGCCGCCTGCCGGTACTGGATTATTTCAGGGATTCCATACGCTTGATATGGTATTCGTCGTCCTGCGCGGCCTTTTTCTCCTCGCGCTTCTCACGCTTGAAGTCGTTGATCACCGTCTGGATGGCGACCACTGCCCAAGACAGGACTACGATGCAGAAGCACCCGATCAGAATGTTGCAGAGAAGGGATGAAATCATAACTGTGCTTTCCATTGTTTTGCGCTCCTTTCCTTAGTTGAGAAAATCTTCATCGTCGTCAGTAGCAAAGTCGGACTCAGCGCTTGCCTTGCCGCCGAGAGGCTCACCGTCGCGGATCTTCTGCAGGTTGTTGAGCCCGCAGGCGATTCCCTTGTTGCCGGAAGAGTTGAAAGCATAAAACGTGATGCTGGCTCTGCCGTACACGCCGCTGTACACTTCGGAGCGGGTGAGAATCGGATTCAGGTCTGCGTCCACGATGCCGGGAGCAGAGGTTGCATTGGCGTTGACGAAGTAGGCATTCTTGTAGGCCTCGTCGTCCGGACGCTCTGCATCGCCGTCACGCAGAGGAGTCTTCAAAACAGAGAGCGCCGGTACGGACTTGCCGTTACCCTTGAGTTTGGCCTCGCCCTCCTTGTAGGCAGCCTCGATAGCAGCCTGAATCTTGGCGATGGTCTTGGTGTCGGACTTCGGGATGATGAGACTCACGCTGTACTTGGGAGTGCCGCCGTTGATGGACTTCGGCTCCCAGACATTTGCGTAGCTCCAGCGTGTGTCGACACCGGTGATAACCTTCATGGGATTACTGATTTTTACATTCTTACTCATTGTCGTTTTCCTCCATAAAATCATTTTTTGCTGTATTCATGGCCGGGCGCTTGTCGCTATCCGGCACAAGTGTGGGTTTGCCCTGCGGCTTTTCAATGTAAGCCGTCAGGAGTTCATCAAAGCGGGACTTGCCGAGGAGCTTCTGCATGGCGGTAATGCCGAGCAGCTTTTTCTCATACGGGTCAAAGCCTGCTTTCTCGACCGCGTCAATGACGGCGGCCTCGTTGCTGTACCTGCGGTTGCTGCGTCCTTCGACGAGCTTAAAGCCAGTCCATTCCTTGCCGGAGAGAGCTTGCTGCAGAGCGTATTCCTTGATATCGGAAGCCCAGCTAACCAGTTCATCTACCTTGCCGAGGATAACCTCGATCTCGGTATCCGTAAGCAGTGGCGGGAGCTTGAAATCATGCTGCGCAAGCTTCAGATTTGCCTCGGCTCTGGCGCGGCACTCATTCTTAGCCTTGCAGAAGCCGCACCATTCACCGCACAGGAAGTTCCCGTCACCGGCAAAAGCCAAATCTGCGGTGGGCTTTAAGACTTCATCCGCCCAGCGGTACAAGTCGTCCTTGCTGATTTCGTAGGTGCTGACGTTCTGACGCCTCGGTTGGTAAATAGTCATGGAAACCTGTTCGATGTCGTAAATGTCATCGAAAAGCTCCAAAGCGCCGAGAGCGTAGCACTGCATCTGCGGATTCTCCTCTGCAGAGACCAAGACGCCTAAGCCGTGCTTGTAGTCGATCACCCGGAGCGTACCGTCCGCAATGATGATGCAGTCGGCGGTTCCGAAGCCTTGTTCTACCCAGCGAGAGAAGTCCACACGCTGCTCGATAAGAACTACCGGGTCGGTGCAGGTTTCCTTGGCGGCTTCGACCTGCTCCAGCACATATTCGGCATAGCCGGAGGTAGCATCCTCCATCTCCTCGGAATACCACTTGAGGCTATCGGTCGGATCGTCAGCAGGTATACCGAGTGCGGTCTTTAGCTTGTACTCGCCAAGCGCATGAGCGTCAGTGCCTTCTGCAGCGTAGTCTGATCCTTTGTCCTCATAGATTTCGCAGAGCCTCGCTGACGGTGGGCAGTGCAGCCACCTGTCGGAGCTGGATGCGGACAGGATTGCATGTGCTTTAGTTGCCATTGCCGATCACCTCCGCGTCCTTCATCAGGGCTTCGTAGTTTGCCGGATCAATCTCCGAGAGCTTTGCAGCACCGTACTTTTTAAGCAGGGCGCGTACTTCTGCGGTATGACCGGCACGGGACTTCTCAGCAAGGACGGCTCTTACGTCCTCCAGCTTGAGTTCAGGCTTCGCTTCCTTCTTGGTGGGAGCTTCCGTGGCCTTCGCGTCATCGTCATCGCCGGAAAACTGCTGGTAGAGCCAGTCGGCTGCGGCATTAATAGAAGCAGCAGCGGTGCGGAGCTCTTCGATGGTCTGTGCCATTTCTGCCATTTTTGACATTTTCTTTTCCTCCTTCCTCGGATTGGCTTGCGGCAAGGAGTGAGAGGTTCCTTGCCAGTCTGGCGGATACGTGACTGATGGAATTCAAGAGCTTGATCTCCTCGTTCACGTTGCCGCCTGTGTCTGCGTAACTGCGAATCATCTGTTGTTCACCTCGCTTTCTGAAGGCTGTGTTCTCTTGCCTTCACCTTCCACTGGAGATGAACCGTTGATTTGAGCGGAGGATTTTATAAAAAATTTCCGACCACCATCCGAAAGAGGGACAGTGGCCGGAAAGGGTGTGGTTCGTGGTCTTGATATTACTTTTCGCCGGTAATTCTGCGCAGGTCGGTGCGATACTTCTTCATCTGATCCGCGAAGGTCTTCTGTGGGCGACCGAGTTCTCTTGCAATAGCACGGTCTGAAATGCCCTCCGGGTGATCCTTCCAAAGCTGGATGATGGTATCGGCCTCCGGATCAAGCTCACGCAGTCTGGCAAAGAGCTGCTCTAAGAGCATTCGGTCGGCGATGACTTCTTCCATCGGCTTACTGCTGTCAGGAATATAGTCACCGAGGGTGCCGTTGCCATCGGGGAGAGGCTGATCCAGAGAAGTAATGTCACCTGCTGCATGGTATTCGCAGCCGATGCAGTCACCGTCGCATTTCCAGATGAAGCGATAAGGGCACATGCACCTGCCATGATCCTGCTCTTTGTGGCGAATACGGTCAGCTTCCTTATAGAAAGAGTCGTGCTGTTCCTTGGTGACCGGCACCTTTTCGCCGGTGCTGCGAATGTAGATGAAATAGGTCTTTTCTTCTTTTGACATGTTTTGCCTCCGTTGCTTTTCTGAAACGGAGCCAGCGCATGTCCTAAAAAAAGGCGCAAAAGGCCTACCGGAATAGAGCTACAAGCTCCGTTTCGATTGGCCAGCAAGTTCGCGCCGCTGGTTTGTGATATTTGGTTTTACGTCATGTCCACTGCGAACGGCTCTTGATCAGGGAGCCAGCTTTAATGACGGTGATAAGCAAGCGTCGGTTTAAGTGAGTTTATGTGAGTTAGGGTCGGTTTGCTATTGAAATTTGTCGGATTATCCTATATAATTAATAAAATAAAGTCGCCCTTTGTCTGTTTGACCTCTCCGCTTGCTCATCTGTTTATAGGATACTTTCTGCGGATGGGACTTACATCGGGCTATGAAGGGACTAATGGGACTTATGAAGGGACTTTTTGAAAGCAGAGGATGGTAGATGAATTTTGCACAATGCAGTTCAAAGATATATCCCTACTGCAAAGGGATTCAGAATCAGGGAATCTTTGTGGCTAAACTCTTTCGAGCGGGAGGAAGCAATCAATTTTCTGATTCGCCATACGACAGCCATGAGTATGAAAAGAAATTGATTAGCGGACAAAAGCCTAAGCCGCTGACGGATAAGCTCAAGCGCACATTCCCATCGCCGATTAATACTGATGGAATCGCTAAATTCCTTGAAGGCCATATCGATGATGATCGTATTCCTGAAGCAATGAATGCATATGGAATACCAGATACCATAGATTCGGACAAAAAGGCTCTGGCTGGAGCAATCGCAAGGCAGTATCAGTTGATGTTTGAAAGCCCTGATGCTGATGTTGAAGATATAGTTTCCGCTGAGTACAGGCGAATCCTTGATGAGAAACCGGCAGAGGATTTACAAAAGTTCAAACCTCTATACCAAGGCGATAGCATCGCAGTGTATGGCGGAGAACAGGGGTATCAAAAGCAGACAGACGAATCATTTCGTCACACTTGGGAATTGCGGAATACCGGTCTTGTCACATGGGAACACCGAAAACTGGTTTTTATTAAGACGTATAAAGTCGGGCCACTTGCAGAAGAGACAGAAATAGAAATCCCGAAAGTAGAGCCCGGAGAGAATAAAAAAATTGCCGTGGTCATGCAGACACGCGGCAAGGAAGGCAGATTTGATTGTCATTTTGAAATGCATGATGCTGATGGAAGGGACTGTTTTCCGAATCATAAAAGTGTATTTGACATAAAGGTAAAGATCGATTTTGTACCAAAGGAAACAACGGAGGTGTAGAACGTGGCAGAGAATATCGAAAAATGGACAAATCTGAAAGACGTACAGGAATATTTAGGCGTAGGCCGTGAGACCATTCTTCAGTGGATTTCAAAAAGAGACATGCCCGCTTACAAAGTCGGTAGGATGTGGAAATTTAAACTGTCCGAGGTCGACGACTGGATTCGTTCTGGCGGAGCATCGGATGACGCTGACAAGAAAGATGCGGAATAGAATAATGAGTCCGGATTAATGGACAGGCAAAAGACTATGATCAAAATGTACCTCTATCGGAAATAGAGGATGAAAGCGAGGATTATATAATGGCAAGAGCTGCAAAAGCTAAAGACACACAGGTTTCTCTTGAAACTGTTTTATGGAATTGCCGCGTTGCATTACGTGGCGTCGGGAGTACCGAAAAGAATAGAGATGCAGTTATTGGGCTGGTATTTCTGAAATTTGCAGGAGACAAATTTGAAAAGCGTCGCGCCCAGATCGCGGAGGAGCATAAGAACGATGATCCGAAGCTGGTGGAAATCCTGCAAAACAAGGTATCCTCTTATAATGCCGAAAACGTGTTTTATCTGAAAGAGACTGCACGCTGGTCATACATCGTAAAACATGCATCTTCCGATGACATCGCGGTTATTATTGATCAGGCTATGGCTGATATCGAAGACAGCAATCCGGCTTTAAAGGGAGCGGTTTCCAAGAACCTGTATGCTACGCTTGGCGCAGATAAATCAAAACTGAAGAGTCTAATTGATGAGGTAAACAAAATTGATGAGAAGCGATTCCAAGAGGAAGATCTAATCGGTCGTGTCTATGAATACTTCCTTCAGGTTTATGCAGCTTCCGGTACAAAGGAAGATGGTGAATTCTACACACCGGCCTGCGTTGTTAAACTGATTGCAGAGATGATTGAGCCCTACAGCGGGACGGTTTATGATCCTTGTTGTGGTTCTGGAGGCATGTTCGTACAGTCTCTGAAATTTGTCGACAGACATCATGGTAGCAGGAAAAAAGTCTCTATCATTGGTCAAGAAAGTAATCCGGATACATGGCGCCTTTGCAAGATGAATCTTGCGATCCGTGGCATCGCCCATAATCTTGGAGAAAAGAACGCATCCACATTCACAGAAGACCTTCACAAAGACAAGAAGGTTGACTTCGTTATGGCTAATCCTCCATTTAACCTGAAGGATTGGAGAACTGAAGATGAGTTGACGGATGATTATAGATGGCACGGGTATGTAGTTCCACGAGTTGCTAATGCAAATTACGCATGGATACTTCATATGATTTCCAAACTTGATGTGTCTCATGGAATTGCAGGGTTTCTTCTCGCAAATGGAGCTTTAAATGATCCGGATGAATATGAGAATCGAAAGAGGCTTATAGAAAATGATAAGATTGAGGCAATAATTGTTTTGCCACGCGATATGTTTTATACAGTTCCAATTTCCTGCACTATGTGGATAGTCAACATGAATAAAAAGGCTGGAAACTGGCACGGAAGAAATCTAAGAGATCGTACCGGAGAAACACTTTTTGTCGATTTGCGTACATGGAATAGTAATGTGGAAGAAATCGTCATTGATAAAGGTAAGAAGAAAAAGAAAATTGTTTTATCAGATAGCCAAATCTCATCTATAAAAGAACTTTATTCTAATTGGCAAAGTGCCGAATCGAATAAATATACAGACGTTGCTGAGTTTTGTCATTCTGCATCTATTGACGAGATAAGAGCTAATGACTATTCATTGCTACCAAGCAAATATATTGAATTCATTGACCATGATTTGGATATCGATTTTCCAAGCGAAATGAGTCGTATTCAGGAAGAGATGCGGGGTGTTATGAAGAGAGAAAAGCAATCTCAAGCTATGCTTGAAGACGCTTTTAGGGGGATAGGATATGGGATTGATTAAATATCTTATTGGGGATTTGATAGAACAAACAGCTGAACAAAATTTAAATCTGGAATTTGGCGAAGAGGATGTTATGGGGGTAACCATAGCAAAGCAAATCATACCAACTAAAGCGGATGTATCCGGAAATGACTTGAGTAAATTCTTAATCGTTCATCCCGGTGAGTTTGTATATAATCCACGTACACACGGAGCTAAAATCGGTCTTGGGTTCAATGATAGAAATGTTAGCTTTCTGATAAGTTGGAATAACACGTGTTTTCGAGTGAAGGAAAGCGCAAAATCTAAGGTGATTCCAGAATATTTGTTTTTATATTTTAATAGAGACGAATGGGATCGAGAAGCATGTATCAATTCTTGGGGAAGTTCAACTGAAGTCTTTTCTTGGGATGCATTATGTGGAATGTCGATATATTTACCTTCCTATGAGATTCAAGAAAAATTTGTAGCTGTTTATGAAGCAATGGTGAAAAATCAAGAAGCTTATGAAAGCGGATTAGAAGATCTGAAACTTGTTTGTGATGGATATATAGAAGAATTGCGAAGAAGATATCCAATTAAGAAAATTGGGGAATACATTGAAAGGTATGATGTCCGAAATGGTGAAAATGGAACAGATAATGTGATGGGCATCAGTGTATATAAAGATTTTAGAATACCTACATCGAAAGTAGACAGAAATAATTTATCAAATTACAAGGTTGTAAAACCTCGACAGATCGGTTTTGTTCAGACTACGCATAATGAAAAAGTTTTTGCTTATGCTTTTAATGATACAGAGCAGGATATAGTTATATCCTCAGTAAATGAGGTCTTTCAAACAGATGAGGGCAAACTGATACCCGAATATCTGTGTATGTTCTTTAATAGAACCGAATTTGATCGATATGCTCGATTTCATTCTTGGGGATCTGCACGAGAAACCTTTACGTGGGATGATGTTTGTAATGTAAAGATCCCTATACCGGATTTAACAATACAGAAATCAATTGCAGACATATATAAAGTTTATAAAGAAAGACAGAGAATAAATGAAACTCTGAAGCAAGGAATAAAGAATCTTAGTCCGATTCTTATTAAAGGTTCCCGTGAAGAGGCCGAAAAAGAGGTGGCGGCCATATGATCTTTTCTCAGCGTTATAAGGATTTGATCGATTTCGGCAATGGAGAATCCAAGGATGAGATCTGCGGTGATATAGATTTTACTGTTAAACAAAAGATCGCCAAGGCTCTGGAAGATTTCAGGGAGCCACAAAAGTATCATCCGAACAGATATGACAGCTACGAAGAGACGACAGATGCCCTTGAGATTGCGGCAAACAAGCTCAATGAGCTGATCGGATACCCGGTTGCCAATCTTGCTGCAATGGACTTCAATCCAATGGGTGAGAGCAGCATGGTGCTGGGGGCTATGTTTACACCGTTTCTTTTCGATTTGATAGAGCTTCAATATGAGGCTTTATCTGACAGCGAAAAGGAACCGTTCAGAATGGCTGTCAATAATGTACTTAAAGATAATGATGTGCCTTGGATCATTGCTGATGGCGTAATGATAAAAATAGACGCGAAGCAATTTGAACAGGATCTGAAGCGCAAAGCGTTAGAACAGCTTCATGAGCTTACGGATTCGGCACCTGTATTCCAGACTGCTTATGACGAATTAGTAAAGGCAGTAGAGTTTCTTGAAAAGGATAATTATGCCGAGGCCGTTACGAATGCCGGTAAAAGTTATGAGAGTGTCATGAAAATCATCTGTGGCGTTGATAAGGGCAATGCAGACAAACTTACAAAGCAGATTATAAACGACACCCATATTGAGCTTCCGGACGGAATCAGTGCTGAAGGGTTCAGACAAAATGTTCTCATGGCGCTTCCATATGTTCGAAACAATGTAGGAGCACACGGCTCTGGATTGAGTACGACGGAATTGTCGAGACCGCTTGCTAATCTCGCCGTAAACTTAGCAGCGGCACTTGACACATACCTTATCGAGGAATACGGCGAGGAGAACTAA